ATGAAGACCTCCGTAACTGGTTTAGTAAAGATCATCCCAAAGGTGATTGGGTTCGTGTAGGTACGGATGGAGAAATCAAAGGTCAATGTGCAAGAGAACCAGGCGAAGGCAAACCCAAGTGTATGCCAAGACAGAAAGCACACAGTATGGACAAGGACGATAGGGCAACTTCTGCCAGACGCAAGAGAAGAAAAGACCCCGTTGCCGATAGAAAGGGCAAGGGTGGTAAACCCATCATGGTCAAGACGGATGTCAAAGAGGCAGCAAAACTTTCTGCAGCAGAACGTCTCAATAGACGACTCAAAACTCACCACGGTATAGATTTGGAAGCCCGTCAAAAGTTTTATACGGATATGATCAAGAAAATGAAGGATACTTCTGCAAAAGCAGTTGATTCCTCAAAAACTCAAAAAGAAACATTTCAGTGGATGAAAGACCCACTTGCCAAAACTGTTCATAGAGTTCACTATAACACCGCACTCAAAACTCTGAAACCTATTATCGATAGAAAGAAGAGAGAAGGTGGCGGCAAACTCAAACACGGTATTGAATACTATGCTGCACAAGTAGCAAGAACGATTTCCGACAAGGTTGATGCTAGAACTCTGGCAAAAATGTATCAGAAGGAAGACAAACAGATTAGTCGATACGAGTGGGGAAGACCAGAAGGTACACAATACTTCAAGGCCTTGACTCCAGGCGAACCAGGCTCTACTACCAAGAAAAATCAAACCACCAACAAATATCACTACAAAACAAAGATCGAAGAAGGTGAGAATCATTCGTGGAAAACCGATGGTCACTATAAGAAAGATGGTACTGAATGGAAGGGTGATCAACACGCCCACGATGGACAAGTTATGACTGGTAAGAAACACACAAAGGATAGTGAAAACCTATATCACTTCAAAGACCTTGGCCAAAAAGCTAGACAGATGGTTCTTGATAAACTAAAAATAAAAGAACACTGTGGATGTGAAGAAGAGATGGAAGTTTTGGAAATGGATGTTGATTCTATCTTCACATCGGAAGATATTGCCGACATGGAAGTTCAAATTGACAATATGGATTTTGATGAGATGATAGGTCTGGGTATGTACGATTCAGAAGAATTAGAAGACTTTGATTCAGCAGAAGAAGATGACGATGAAGAATCAGATATTCACGACAACGTGGACATTCTTGAAGCCCTGTCTATTCAAGGTAGAATGAAGAGGCGTTTTAACGCTAGAAGAAACAGACAGAAACTCAAAGTTGCTAGAATGAGAGCATCTAGGAGAGCCGCCGATCCTGCTAGGGTTAAGAGAAGGGCAACTCGTGGTGCAAGAAACATGATTAAGTCCAGACTTGCTAGAGGGAGAGACATGTCTTCCATGCCTCCTGCCGAAAAGGCTAGAATTGAGGCTATGTCAAAACGATTTACAGGACTGATCTCTAGACTTGCACAGAGAATGGTTCCAATCATTAGAAAGAATGAATTGAAACGACTTACATCTACCAACAAAAAACCACAGAAGGCGAAGAAGTATAAAGCTTCATCCGCAAAGTCTTCTGCTTCGGCACAAAAGGCTAAGAAATTTAAGGTGAAAAAGAAATGAAAACTTTCCTAGAATTTTTGGGCGAAGAAGGTATGAAGGGTATGACCGTCAAGGGTGGTCATAAACTTCCTGTTAGCAAAGGTGCTGGCTTAACCAAAAAAGGTGTCGAAAAGTATCGCCGCCAAAACCCAGGCTCTAAATTGCAAACCGCAGTTACTACTCCGCCCAGTAAACTAAAGCCTGGTAGCAAAGACGCAAAGAGACGCAAATCATTCTGCGCTCGATCTCGTAGTTGGACAGGCGAAAGAGGTAAGGCCGCAAGAAGAAGGTGGAACTGCTAGTGACTACTGTATTTAGAAATTTCGTAGAACAATTGGGTGGGTCTGACGCAACCACCTTTGTGGGTTCTGCTGGAGAAATTTTCTATGATCCCACCACCACTACTCTCAGAATTTCTGATGGTTCTACTCCAGGCGGTGTTATTATAAACACTGGTGGGGGTGGTTCCTCACAAACAATTTCTTGGGATTCTGGGACAAATACTCTATCCATTTCTGGTGGCAATAGTGCTGATCTAAGTTCTTTGTCAGGACAGAATACTGATTCGCAGACACTTAGTATTGCTGGTACTGATTTAACTATAAGTAATGGTAATACAGTTGACTTATCTGCATTTTTACAGACCGCAAACTTGGATACAGAGTTGGCCACCGCTACCACAATTACAGAACTGCAAGATGGTTCTGGTTGGAATCTGCCTGGCCCATATACAAATGAATCATCTGCTGCTTCTGCTGGCATTGCAATCGGCCAAGCATACTACGATAACGGTGGAACTGTTCGTGTTAGGTTGACATAAGGTTATTTAATTTATTATGAAAGTTGATAAAGTTTTAGAATATGTAAGAACTTATTTGGGACGAGGCCTCGGGTGGGAACATAGTATATGTCTACCGCAAGAAGAACTGGTGAACCTAAGAAGGTCTATTGGTGGTGTCAATTTACAGTTTGCTGAAACAGAATATCAAGAAAACAGAGATCATCTTGTTCACTGGATGTCAACTGATAATTTAGACGCATTTAAAAAAAACAAAAAAGATAAAGTAAGGTTAAAGTGTTTGGAACACTTTGGGTGGATAACCGAGAAAGGTGTTCCAGTAGCAATCAATTATAATTTAAACTCGGATGGGTTTAGAATTGATGATAGTTATGATAAAGAGGGGATTGTGTTTTATGGATGCAGTCACACTTTTGGTGTCGGATTGCCAAAAGAAAAAACTTTCTCACACATAGTATCTAAATACTTTGATTGTGCGGATTTCAACTTTGGTGTTCCTGGCACTGGATTGGATTTAGCAGTTTTACATGCTATGTTTATGTTAAGAACCGATGTAAAAAATCCAAAAGCAATTGTTGTGTTGAATCCCCCTCCTAGACGATGGAATTTTTTTTCTGGTTTTAATATAAGGTCTTGTTCTGCAAATACAATAAAGAAAAACCCAACGAAAGAAGAAATGTACAGTATGGAATATTGTTCTATCTTAAACGATATGAACAACCTTGTCCAAACATCAAAAAACATTGTTATGCTTCAAACAATAGCAAAAGAAATGAAAATTCCAGTTTTTATTGTTGATTCTGCACATGAATTTCGTAAAGAGTATAGAGCATGGGGCCACTATGAATGGCAACTGGCTAGAGGAAATGATTCTTTTGATGGTATAAGTATGGCAAGAGATTTGATACACCCAGGCGCTGAAACTCATAAAATCTGGGCGGATGATATTATTGGTTTGATAGGCCCGTCTATGAATACCCTTAACTTTGCTTGAGGAAATCAAATGAAATGGTTAATAGAAAAAATCAAACTATGGTTCACAGAAGAATATGAACTTACTGTATTCTTCCCAGGCCCAGCGCAAGTTATGCCGGATGGTTCACGAATTGAGTCTGGGGCCCCAAAGACATATCATTGTAAAAAAATAGTAAAACTTACTACCAAACATATTATTTTTGTTGATATGGAAGGAAAGAGACACGAAATAAAAATGGTGGGTGATGTTGGGTACGATTTGAAAAAAATTTATTAATATCTTTATGAATGGATAAAAAATGTCAAAAGTTGATGTGTTACTTTTTACTGGAATGGCGGGATATGCAAATACAGTAAAAGAGTTTGGTGATGAACCAGTGTATGAAACCAGAAGTAGAACTTCTGGAACATATAGAATTGCTACCTACATAAGAGATGAGTTTGATCTTGATGTTGAGGTGGTAGATTTTATCTTTTCTTGGACAATTGAAGAACTAAAAGAACTTTGTAAAAGTAGGATTGGGCCAGATACCAGACTTGTTGGTATTGGCGGAATCTTTTTTCTTAGCGCCCCAGTAGTTCTTGAATTGTTCAAACACATCAAAGAAACTTATCCACATGTCACCACATGCGCTGGTAGTCAAGATGTGTGGTCTATTGTACAGATACCAAACATAGATTACTACGTCTCTGGATACGGAGAACTTGGTATCAAAGCAGTATTAGAAGGAAACCCCAAGTGTGTCGATCTTCAGATGTTTCCACATATGCCAGTTGTGAAACATGTTGATTGTTGGAGAACAAAAGAATACAACGCATGGCCATGGCCAATACTCTCCATCAAATACGAGGAAAGAGATTTTATCAAACCTTATGAAGTTGTTTCTATGGAGACATCTCGTGGTTGCCGTTTCAAGTGTTCTTATTGCAACTTCCCGATTCTAGGGGTTAAAGAAGACTACACTCGTAGCAAAGAAGACTTTGAAACAAACATCAAAGAAAATTACGACAAGTGGGGTCTTACAGAATACATTATTACAGATGACACATTCAATGATTATGTTGAAAAAATAAGAAAGTACGGTGATGTTGTTCAATCATTGGACTTCAAACCAAATTTCACTGGATATGTTCGTGCTGATCTAATGACCATGAGGGAAGGTGATCTGGAAGAACTGGCAAGGATGAGATTTAACAGTCACTTGTATGGCATCGAATCTACGAATCATGCATCTGCTAAAGCAATTGGTAAAGGGGGAGACCCAGAAAAAATCCTGCCTGGTATATTAGAAGCAAAGAAATATTTCCTCAAACACAATGATTTTTATCGTGGCGAAATGAGTTTTATTTGGGGACTACCTCACGAAACCAGAGAAACACTGGACAAAACATTCAAATGGATTGACGAAAATTGGTATGGTGAGGCAGTATCAATGTTTCCTCTACACATCATTAGGGATAGCGGGTTTTCGAGACCCAATGATATGTCCAACAATATGGATAAATATGGATATACAACCTTGCAACCAATAGAAATTAAACCAGTTGGGGATAGACTGGATCATATTTACAACAACCCAAATATTGCTGACTATTTTAAGTGGAGAATTAAGAAAATGGTTCCAGATGTAAACTCACCACAGTTTCAAATGGGTAGTTACCTCTGGAAAAACGAACACTTTGACTATATTGAAGCATTCATTGGCGTGCAGGAAGAAATATTTGGACACGAAAGATACTGGGATCGTGGTGTACCTATCTTTAATCAGTCAAATTGGCAGGGAGTTGGATTTACAAAGAATGATATGTTGACCAAAACATTTAGAGAACTGCCTAGTATGATGAATCCACCCAGAGAAATGGTCAAAGATTCTATAGAAGAGTACAAACAGAAGAAGTTATCTTTATAAATATATTGAAACATTAAATATTATTTTGGAGAATTTACATGCCAGTTGAAAGAAATATCAGGGATATTCTTGCTTCTGGACAGACAGACCTATTGGAAGCAGATATGTCAAGAAGACTTGATATGTTGGTCAGACAGGGTTTGATGTCAACAGGCAAACTTCCCATCCTAAAACGTGGTTTAGAAAAACTACAAATGGGAAAAGTTGGAACGCCACAGGAAAGAGATGCAGTAAACACTCTGTTGAATTCTATGATGTATATCGTTCTTGGTGACGATACGGTATTTCAACGGGCAAGACAACACACCCAAAAGAATCGCTATCAGACCGAAGAGAGTGAGATCAACTCGGCCGATGAAAGTGATGATGTAGAACTGAATGAATGGGAAACATTTTTGTTGGACATTGAAACTCTTGAAGAGAAGAATGTCCCAACAAACCCAAAATTGTGGTCTAAGTATAAGTCGCAGGCAAAATCAAAGTTTGATGTCTACCCTTCTGCTTACGCCAATGGTTGGGCCGCCAAGATGTATAAAAAGGCCGGTGGTAGTTGGAAGACTGTCAGTGAAGAAGTTGACACTGGACAGTATGATGCAAGAAAGAAACCGCAGTCCAGTGAAAAGGAAAAACAAGCTGTTTTCGACAAGCATCGTGAAAGGATGAAAAAACTAAAGAAAGAAGAAGTCGAACTTGACGAAAAGTTAGAAACAGAACGCATTAAACATCCAGTTGGCAAAAGACCCCCAGGCATAGGGTGGACTCTTAAACAGGCGGGTGAACAAACTGGAAAAGACCATAGTGTGTGGGAACGCAAATTCAAAAGAGTAAAACCCACAAACGAAGAAACAGAACTTGACGAAAAGATCGAAGACATGGACATGGGTGAAGTTATCAAAGACTTCCAAAAGTCTGATGCCCCTCAGTTTAAAGGTAAGTCAAAAGAAAAAAGAAGAGAGATGGCAATTGCCGCTAAACTCTCCAAAGAAGAGACCGAAGAGGAAACTACTGTGAACACGAACAACCCCTTTGCTGCAGCTAAGAAGGCAAAATTAGACGAGTATAGAACTAAGAACCCTGCCGCCGATGCAGAAGATTCTCGCCAACGTGCCAAGAAGGCTGCTGAGAGACTTTCTCGTAAAGTTGCAAAGACCGAGAAGGAAACAGACCCAGGCATCAAGGAAGAAGTCGAAATTGAAGAGGGTATGACTGCAAAAGATATTAAGATGGGCGTGGGTATTGCTCGTGATAAGAGATATGCTGGTGGAAACATGACAGGTGCATCTAAGGCGATGGAAAAGGTCAAGAAAGGTCTCTCTGATCATCCTCGTGTTAGGAAAGAATTGCAGAAACAGAACGAAGAGTCTCAAGAAGATTCTGTTGATGAAATCGCAGAAATGTCCTACAAAGAAAAGTTTCAGGCCATGTTGAAGAAAACTGGCAAGTCTCTTGCATCAATGTCTGACGAAGAGAAGAAGAAGTTTTTCAACAGTGTAGATGACGCACACAAGGCGAAGAACGAAAACTACACCATGAAGAACTCTTACGCTAAGTCTGGCAAGATGTCAAAGGATAAGGAATCACATGACACGGGTGGTTTCCGTATTTCTAACAAAGATGCCGCTGCTGCAAAGGATAGACTCAAGGCGAAGAAGGGTATCAGTGAAGTTGCAATCGCTGGTATCAACGCACCTTCACAGGGTGGTACTCGCAAAGAACTTCTCGACAAACTTAGAAAAAATCCAAAAGACACTAAACTTGCAAACTCTGCTTGGAAGGCTGGTGCAACTAGCAAAGAGATCAAAGGTGCCATTGCCAACGAAGAGATTGAAGAGAGCGCTGCTAACAGGGCTTTTGCTCAGGCAAAAAGAGATTACGATGCGGATGACAAGAAAGGTCTTGCTCCTACCAAGAAAGACTCTAAACCCGCAAAAGTCAGTGACGCATCTAATGCAAAAGAAATCGAACACATTGTACCTCAGATGCGAAAAGCAATTACTGTTGGTAAAGAGGTTCAGTTTCAAGATGGGAAGACGCACAAGATCAGCAAGGGCCATGCTGCCAAATTTTTGAACAAGTATATGAACAGTAAACCTGCTGACAAACATAAGATGCAAACGTCTGCCCATAAGAGTCACGATCACTTTATGAAGCATGTATAAATATCAAAACAAAAACCTCTAAAGGAGAATAACAATGTCCGCTTGGTCTAAGTCCACAAAACCCGTAGTTACGGGTATTCCTGCTTCAGAAATCTTCATGGTTGACGAAGCAGAAGTTGCCGCAACCCCAGGCATCGCACAGCCTGGTTGGGTTCGCCGTAAAGTACAGGGTTCTAGAGTTGTCTATGAAACTCTTGTTGCAATGGCAGATGCCGCTACTGATGCTGAATACGAAGCCGCAGTTGGTGTTGTTGCTACAGCACTTGTTAATGGTACAGAGTACAAAATTCTTACTACAGGTGACACCGACTTCACATTGGTTGGCGCCACAGACTCTAACCCAGGCACAGTCTTCACCGCTACTGGTGCTGGCGTAGGAACTGGTACTGCTGTTGCAACTGCCGATGATGACGATGACGAGTTCCCAGACTCCTAATAAATACTTTTAGATTAGGAGTATTTCATGGCTGATGCAAAACTTTCAGAACTAAATGCGGCTACTTCTGTAGCCGCTGATGACACACTTTATGTGGTTCAGAGTTCGGATAGCAAAAAGGTAACTGTTGCCAATGTTTTTGGTCAGGTTCCGACACCTACTGTTTTTGCCGATAAAGTTTCTATTGGCGATCATGAAACAATTACTGGTGCAGGTGCGTTGTCTAACCTTGTCAACGTACATCTTATCAATAGTCCAGGCGCAAGCGGAACACTCACAATGTCCGCTGGTGTAGAAGGACAAATGAAAATAATTATAATGACATCCAATTCTAGTCAGATTAATATGATATTGGATGACAGTGATCTTGGTCATGACACCATCACCTTCTCTAATGTTGGTGATACTGCTACTCTAATTTTTGCAGGGTCAAAATGGTGGATGATTGGGGGAACGGCTGTAGTAACATAAGATAAGAATAATAATATGGTAGAATTGAGTGAAGATAATTATCTTGTTTATGCTTTAAAACACTACAATAGTCCAGAATGTTCTGGCATGGAAGATTTTGAAGAAGACATAAAAAGATTTAAATATTTGAAGAGATTGTTCACAAGGTATGAAAGAACTGGAGTACTGAACGATAGATTAATTTTGAATCACTTAATTGTGTTGTATAATGTCCTTGACGGTGCTGCGACACCACTATTGTTTTTTAAGATTGATAAAAAACATTGGCCAATTTTAAAAACTTTTTTAGTATTCATTAATAGAATGCCTATAGAATCAATAGTTAGTGGTGGAGTAAGGGGTGATGAGATACCACTCGACTTTCATGTTATAAACATACTTAGGAATATTTAATGTCAAGAGTAGTAGACACGCTAATTGCTTACAGAATATTGAGAATGTTTTCTCAACCTATTACTCAGCACCCAGCATATATTCAAGGTATTGTTGATAAAGACGGTAACAAGATCAAAGAACCTAGTACTTCATCCGAACTAGATTCTTATACAATGCTCGATAGATTAGCCTTCAAAATTAAAAGATCATTGATGAAATCTCCAGATAGAAATGCAAAGAGACTGTTGACATTTGCTGCTGCCATCGCTATTTTGAGAGAACAGAGTGATGTAGATGAAATGTCAGAAGAAGACTTTGATATTTTAATTGATATGTATTCTCAAGATGAAAACATTATCAGCGAGGCAAAAATATTAGAATCGGGAAAACTCCCATTTAGATATTTTGCAATGGGAGAGGAAATAGCCAACGCTGCTGGGCCTATGGTAGGTGGAAACATCGCCGGATTAGGAACAGACGCTCAGGGCGAACCAGGCCGCAATCCATCTCTAATGCCTCTTCAACGTAGAAAAAAGAAGAAGAGGCATCTCAATGTCAACTAGACAACCAGCAAAAACAAATGATTCAAGAATAGCTGTACTGGAATCCGAAATGCACAAACTGGACGGATTCTTTAGTAGACTAGATTTATCTATTGAGAAAATCACCGAACTAAACGTGTCCATCCGTGAAGTTTTGTCCTCCCATGAAACAAGACTAAACGCCACAGAAGTAGAATTGGAGCAACAGTTTTCCATGTTTGATCAAAGATATGAACAACTGCATTCTCGCATTTCTACTGTTCAGAGAGAACTAGCGGATGAAATGAAGGATGAGACGAAAAGTATTATGACCGCAATCAATGATTTGCGTTCTGATATGAACAGACATCAGGCGAAAGAAGAGGATCGCATTAGGCACATTGAGAGACGCCAATGGTTAATTATGGGCGCAGCTGCCACTCTTGGATTTATAATTGGGAATTCCCAATTTTTATCTGGATTTTTATCTTGACAAATCCCCTCCCCTAGTGATATTATTTTGTAATGATTCTACTTGATAGTAACGAAAAAATACAAAAGCTTCTGGACGGAAATTACGCAGAAGAAGATATTCTTTATTATAACGCAAATGAAGCAGAAATAAGACCAGACTACGACTATTCTAAATTACAAGCAAAATCCTATATAGAAGTTACTGGATGTCTTGATCCACCGCAAAATTTAAAACCAAATCACCAAAAAATAATTTATCCTTGGTTTTGGCTAGTCGATACTATTCGCATGGTGTGGGACAATGACGCAACCGACCCCAAAAGATACTGGCAAACCACAAGACCCCCCGCTCAATTCTACACATGCATGTTGGGTCAACTAAGACCCCACCGAGAAATGATTTTCGATCTTTTGTTGTGGAACAAATGTGTAAGTCAATACTTGACCTTTGCTGGAAAGGGTATTTACAGAGATGTCGTTGAACCTATTCGGCAAGACGTAGGAAGAGTTGTTTGGTCTGGTTCAAATCAACAAAAAACTCACAGGTTTCCGCCTTGGTATGATCTTTGTCTAATTGACTTGGTGGTAGAGACGCACGAAGACCACACATTCTACACGGAGAAGACTTGGAAACCTTTTCTTGGAATGCGCCTCCCAATGATCTTTGGAAATTGCTTTATGATGAAACCCCTTATGGAATGGGGATTTCGTTTTCCACTCAATATCGTTGATTATTCCTATGACAACGAACCAAATCCATATCTAAGAGCTCGTGCTTTGGTGATGGAACTAAAAAGACTCAGGGAAGAAGTTGGTATGGAGAAAATACACAAAGAAACCCTTACTATTAGAAAACAAAATCAAAGACTTTGTTTTAAATTATTAGACACCATCGAACTTCCTTCTGAAGTGCCAGAATTTCCAGCATATCTAGAGCATTTAGAAATATCTAAAAAATTAGGAAAACGTTTCTTATCCTATTGACATTTGACTCTATCTGTAGTAGTATACTCCTATGTTATACGTTGATGTCAAATACTTAAACTATATCTCTCATCGTTTTGAGAAATTCAAGCGCAAGAATGATTATCTCTTTAATGTGAGGTGTCCTTTTTGTGGGGATTCCAAGCGCAAACTAAATAAGATGCGTGGATACTTCTTTCGTAAAGAAAACAACATGATCTATAAGTGCCACAAGTGTGGATATGGCGCATCCTTTGGTAACGTGTTGAAACAACTTGATCCAGTGTCCTACAAAGAATACTGTCTTGAAAAATATACGGAAGGCGAGAAAAAACAGTGGCAACCATCTGGATCAAACTGGACACCAAACGGACACAAACTCTTTGATACTGCTGCCGAACCACCAGAGCCAAAGGTTGTAAATCTTATAGATAATATAATGGACAGGGTGAGTACTCTTCCATATGATCATGAGGTTGTCGAGTATGTTGAAAGTAGGTCAATTCCAAAAACTGCATGGGACAGACTTTACTTCATTGACAACATAAAAAATATCGTACAACTTAATGACAAATATGCGGCGAGTATCGTCACGGAGGAACCAAGATTAGCAATACCGTTCTTTGACAGACACGGCAGACTCACTGCTGTGTCTTTGCGTGCCATGCGTGGCGAAACGTTAAGATATATCCTAGTCAAAGTAAGAGAAGAAGCTCCAACTGTATTCGGTTTAGAACAAGTTTGTGAGGATAAAATGATCACGGTTGTTGAAGGCCCGTTGGATTCTCTATTTTTAGATAACTGTATTGCTTGTGCTGGTACTTCATTTGGCAAGATTGGGGATTTTGGATTTGATCCCGAAAAGATTCGGATTGTGTTTGATAACCAACCGAAAAACAAGGAAGTTTGTAAATTGATCGAAAAATATGTAGATCAAAATTACAATATTGTAATTTGGCCAGAAAGTATATCTCAAAAAGATATAAATGATATGGCAAGAGATGGTTTGGACGTACAGGAAATAGTGAACAACAATACTCACCGTGGACTGTCTGCCAAATTTAAATTCAATCAATGGAAAAAGTGTTAGGAGATAACATGAAAGAGTTTTGGAATAAAGTAAAAGCTTGGTGGATGGGTTTCGACTACAACCAAGATGGGAAGGTTGATGGAACGGATGTCAAAAACAAGGTTGATGATGTCGTTGCAGAAGCCAAGGAAACTGTTGCTGAAGTAAAAGCAGAAGTTGCAAATCGTGTTGATCGAGTCAAGGAAGAACTCGCAGACGTTAAAGATGCCGCAGCTGCTGTTGTAGATCAGGCGGGTGATGTGGTTGACGCTGCTAAAGGTAAACCTCGCCGTGGTCGCAAACCAGGCGCCAAGAAAAAGACCGCACCCAAAAAGAAGGCTGCACCCAAGTCTAAAAACTAAGTCAAGGATAGTATATTATGTCGCATGTGAGTCTAGTCAGTCTCTCTAAACCTTCTGCAATTACTGGATGTGAAACAGCAGGACAATTGGTTTCCTATGTTGCACGAGTAAGTAATCCAGAAAATCAAAACAATCAGGAAACTGCTCCTAGATTGTTGAGATACCTTGCAAAAAACAATCACTGGTCTCCATTTGAAATGGTACACATTACTATGGAAATCAAAACTACCCGTGATATTGCACGACAAATCTTGAGACATAGAAGTTTTAGTTTTCAAGAATTTAGTCAAAGGTATGCCGTGAGCGAGAGTTTTATAACTCGTCCAGCAAGATTGCAAGACCCCAAGAACAGGCAGAATAGTATTCCGATTGAAAAGACTCTGACCAAACACGGGGAATCAACCCCAGAACAACGAATGGCAGAAGCTTGGAATATGAAACAACATGAATTGGTGAACAAGATCAAAGAAGTTTATCAGTGGGCTCTGAATCAGGGTATTGCAAAGGAACAGGCTAGGGCAGTTTTGCCCGAGGGTCTTACTGAAACAACACTCTATATGGCGGGTTCACTGCGATCTTGGATTCATTACTGTGAACTCCGCCGTGCAAACGGAACACAGAAAGAACACATGGATGTTGCTGATAAGTGTTGGGATATTATTGGTCTTCATTTTCCAGAAGTGGTTGAGGCACTAAATGAGTAGAAAATTTTTTCGGTACAAAGCTTTTGAAAGAATTTTTAAATCTACTGAGGATAATCAGGATACCATTAGTCGAGTAGAAGATAAAATAAAATATCACAACCCCCAATCATATAATCGAAAAAGTCCGATTACATTGAACTGGGTTTCTACTGACAGTGAGGAAGAGTACAATAAAAACTTTGAAAAACGAAAAAACGAACTAGAAAAATATGGGTGGTTGGGAACAACCATTAATTATGATCTGAATAGTTACGGATTTCGTGATGAAGAGTTTTATGAATCTCCAAACAGTATTGTAGCAACTGGAGAGTGTTTTACGTTTGGCACTGGTTTACACGAAACTCAAATATGGCCTTCCATGTTGGAGTGGGAAACTAAAACAAAAGTGTGGAATTTGGGACTGCCAACTGCACCAATGGATGTCACTTTTAGAGCTCTATATTCTTGGCTCCCGATTATAAAACCCAAAATGGTTTTACTTTTGGAGAACAGCCAATTAGGAAGGGAAGTGTTCACCAATGAAAATGCTGAACCCATTGGATTTTGGTCACCAGAATCTTGGAAACAAGATTTAGCTGCCGATAAAGTAGAGAGATATATATCAAGACAGAAGAACCTAATGGCAATCAGTGAACTGTGTCACCAACACAACATAGAATTGAGAACCATATCTGCTGTTGAAAGGCATCATATTGGTATGAATGCTTGGAAAAACAACGAGAATGAAAAATTTGCGGCATCAAGAGATTTGATGCATCCAGGCTTGCACTTTCAGCAAGACCTAACAACGAGATGGTTAAGGGAAATTTAAATGGCAAAACAAGACTGCATGGGTATTCAGATAGATTTATCTCGGGATGAACTTTTTGACAAACTTGGAATACAAAGACTCAAAGAAAGTTACATGCGAGATGACGAAGTATCTCCCCAAGAGAGATTTGCTTTTGTCAGTAAGACGTTTGGTTCTAATCTAGAACATGCACAAAGACTGTATGAGTATTCTAGTAAACACTGGCTGTCATACTCTACCCCCATTCTGTCTTTCGGTAGATCGAAGAAGGGTATGCCTATCTCTTGTTTTCTCAATTATATTAATGATACAGCAGAAGGACTGGTGGAGAATTTAAGTGAGACTAATTGGTTGTCTATGCTCGGTGGTGGGGTTGGTATTGGATTCGGTATCCGTGCTAGTGATGACAAGTCTGTTGGTGTCATGCCTCATCTTAAAACCTATGACGCCTCTTGTTTGGCTTACAGGCAAGGTCGTACCCGCCGTGGTTCTTATGCTACATATCTCGACATCTCTCATCCCGATGTAGTTGTATTTTTGGAGATGCGTAAACCCACTGGTGATCAGAACTGGCGGTGCCTAAATCTGCATCACGGTATTAATATCAGTGACCGATTTATGGAACTGATTGAACGTTGCATGACAGACCCAGAGGCGGATGACGGGTGGAACTTGATTGACCCTCACTCGGGTGAAGTGCGTGACACGGTTTCAGCGAAGGCACTGTGGCAAAAGATTCTTGAACTACGCATGGAGACAGGTGAACCATATCTACACTTTGTTGATACCAGTAATAGGAATTTGCCAGAGTTTCAAAAGGCATTGGGTCTAAAGATTCACCAGTCTAATCTCTGTTCAGAAATTATTCTTCCCACCAATAAAGAAAGAACTGCGGTTTGTTGTCTATCTTCAGTCAATCTGGAGTACTATGATGCATGGTCTAAGGATAACAATTTTCTAAAAGATATTGCAGAGATGTTGGACAATGTGTTACAATACTTTATTGATAATGCACCCAAAGAAGTTGGTAGAGCAAAATTTTCTGCAATGCGTGAAAGAAGTATTGGTGTTGGGGCGTTGGGATTCCATGCATATTTGCAGAAAAAGAATATCCCTTGGGAAAGTCCCACTGCAAAGGGGACAAACCTAAGAATATTCAGACTGATTAGGAGTAAGTTAGATGACGCAAATTTGGAACTCGGTAAAGACCGAGGTGAAGCGCCTGATGCAACAGGCACAGGACGAAGATTTAGCCACGTTATGGCTATCGCTCCCAATGCTAGTAGTAGTATTATCATGGGTAACACTTCACCGTCTATTGAACCTTATAGGGCTAACGCCTACCGTCAGGACACACTTAGCGGTGCGTATCTCAACAAAAATAAGCATTTGGACAATCTCATTAAAAATAAAATTGAAGAAAATCCAAAAATCGATTATGACGAAACTTGGTCGTCAATAATTGCAAACGATGGGTCTGTACAACATCTAAACTTTCTAAGTGATTGGGAGAAAGATGTTTACAAAACATCGATGGAGATTGACCAGAGATGGGTAATCGAACATGCGGCAGATAGACAGTCATTTATTGACCAAGCACAGTCACTTAATTTATTTTTCCGTCCAGATGTAAACATCAAGTATCTACATGCTGTACATTTCTTGGCATGGAAACACGGTTTGAAAACACTTTACTACTGCCGATCAGAAAAACTAGGTAAGGCAGACAGAGTATCAAAGAGGATTGAACGAGAAGTAATCAAGGAGATTGATATGCAATCTCTGATTGATGAAAACTCATGTTTAGCATGTGAGGGTTGATGATGTCATCACTGAAAGGCGTGTTTGGTATAAGTAATCTTATCCCAAGAGACAAAAGAATTGCTGTACTTGTTTCTGGGGGGTGGGATAGTGCTTGTCTATGGACTATCGCAAAAGCTACATGTAATACACGGGGACAGGAGTGCATTCCTTTTACCGTACCAAAGTTAGATGGCGCAGTTTATTATGCCAACAAGGTACTTGATGCAACTTGTAAATTCCTAAATACTCCTGTTATGGAAACTACCATAGTTGGTAGTATCGATAGTGAAAACCCTTCTGATTATGTGACAAGTGGAGCTTATGAAATAATAGAGGGCGGCCACGCCGATTTTATTTTAAACGCTAAAAACGCATATCCTCCGAATCAAAGAGATATGTTGCCAGACGGATACCCATTACCAAACGATAGATTTGAACCAACAGAAGAAGAGAAAAAATATGTAGCACATCCTTTTGCAACGTGGACAAAGGATAGAACTATTAAGTTGGGATTTGATTTAGGAATTGCTGATATTATAATGCCCATAACACATAGTTGTACGGAACGTGACAGAGGTAGATGTAATAGTTGTTGGTGGTGTAAAGAGAGGGAATGGGGTTTTAAAGAAATAGGAGAGGTAGATACCGGCAATGAGTAAAGTAAGAATTTTATCAAGAGACGACTGTAAATTTTGTTCTGATGCTAAAGGATTTTTAATGGGGATGGAAGTGGATTTTGTCGAAGAGCATCAACCCGAGGGCCGTGTGCCGCAAATATATATCGATGACTATCATGTTGGTGGTTACGAAGAATTAATTAAATTTTCTATGTCCCCAGAGTGGGACAGATACTTCTAAGGAGAGAGTGTGAAAACCGATTTAACACAAGAAAGAACTTACTTCAAACCATTCAACTATCCTTGGGCATACGAGGCGTGGTTGAAACATGAACAGTCTCATTGGTTGCACACTGAAGTTCCCATGGCAGAAGATGTAAAAGACTGGAAAAACAAATTATCAAAAGAAGAACAGGCGTTTCTTACTAACATCTTTCGTTTCTTTACGCAGGGTGACATTGATGTTGCCGGTGGTTATGTAACAAACTATCTGCCATATTTTCCACAACCAGAAGTACGCATGATGCTCGCAGGATTTGCTGCAAGAGAGGCATTACATGTTGCGGCTTATTCTCACCTCATTGAAACACTCGGAATGCCAGAGTCAACATACAATGAATTCCTTGAGTATGAAGCAATGCGTGATAAGCATGATTACTTTACAGACCTATCAAATCAGAATGGCACCAAGGAATCAGTAGCAACAAACATTGCCGCATTCTCTGCGTTTACTGAGGGTATGCAGTTGTTCTCCTCTTTCATTATGTTGTTGAACTTTCCACGACACGGTAAGATGAAGGGCATGGGCCAGATTGTTACTTGGTCTATTGTAGACGAAACAATGCACGCCGAGTCTATGATCAAACTGTTCCGCACATATGTAGAAGAGAATCTTGAACTGTGGAACGACAAATTGAAGTCATCTATTTACACCATTGCAGAAAAGATGGTTGCACTGGAAGACAAGTTTATTGATCTCGCATTTGCCATGGGCCCAATGGAGGGACTATCAAACGAAGATGTTAAAAAATATATTCGTTACATTGCAGACCGCAGATTGATCTCTCTTGGTATGAAGGGTATCTTCAAGGTGAAGAAGAATCCTCTGCTTTGGGTCGAGGAAATGATTAATGCTCCTACTCACACAAACTTCTTTGAGAACAGAGCAACAGACTATGCCCGTGGTGCATTGTCTGGTGACTGGGGAGATGTATGGGGGTCAGCAGCATGAGACCGATATACATTGAGTGCGACAGATGCGAAGCAACATACCATGTAAAACATGATATGTCAGAAGATCACTACCAAGTAACTTATTGTACTTTTTGTGGCGATGGATTGGACGACTATTATGATCCCAATCAACGTGAACTTGAATTTGAAGATGAAGAGGATTATATAGACTGGTGATGAATAAATTTGATTATGCACACATGGAAGCAGCAGAAGTATACGCTAAACTGTCTTCCGCTGAAAGACTGCAAGTTGGGTGTATCATTGTAAAAGACAATCGCATTATTAGTATCGGATACAATGGTATGCCCAGCGGGTGGGACAACATATGTGAAATTGATAACGTAACCAAACCAGAAGTACTTCATGCAGAAACAAATGCAATCGCAAAGGTTGCTAGATCAAATGAAAGTTGTGTTGGTGCTTCTTTATATACTACGCACGAACCATGCATTGACTGCGCCAAGTTGATCTATCAGTCTGGTGTATCAAATGTATTTTGGAGACATCCTTATCCGAAAGGTTCTGCTGGTCTAGATTTTTTGAGAAAGTGTAATATAGAATGTTCTTGTATAGAATCAAAAACTTAGTAACCGAAGAAGAATTAGAAACTTATCGAAATATAGCATTATCCTCTGAGTGGTACGATCACGAGATAGACGAAAACGGTGTTGTACGCAAAGGTGGAAAAGAAGGAAAAAATTATAATCTCTTGGTTTTACCTAGACACCATAGAACTTCTGTACAGATTGCTTCTAGGTATGGATTCAAACCGTCTCATGTTGCCATGATAAAGTCTCCCCCAAACAGTAAAACAGATTTGCATGTCGATAATAAGTTAAGACATGTGAACTTTACTTTTCCTCTTTTTTTGGATGCCAGAGATATTTGGCATCAGGTAGATGAAGAAACATATGAACACATAACATACCATTATCCTTGTTTAATAAATGCTTCTGTGCCGCACAAGGCATCATATCATGGGGATAAAGATTCTTACGTTTTACAAATATCTACAACGATGTCATGGTCTGACACGATACATCATTTAAACAAGAGACAATTGATCCTATGAATGATATCCGTGGTTTTATGTTACCGGCTGATTCTGCCGCTATATATAATATATGTTCTAAATTTAAAGACAGTGAATATGTTTTTGTCTACGAGATTGGGACATTGTACGGAAAGAGTGCAGTAACCTTTGATGATGCACTGAAGGGAGTGGAACATCACATCGTAACAGTAGATGTGTGTGAAGGTTGGCAAGGCCCAACGGAAGAGATGATTGAAGAACTGGGTCTAGATGATAATTTTAAAGAAGAGGTTATTAGAAACAGAAGCACTCCACAAGAACAGTTTGAAGAAATACACAAGAATATTCTGAATAGGGATATTACATTTATGGTACATAGGTGGAGTAAATGGGACACCCCGCCGGATAGATCACCCAACATAGTTTTCTATGATGGTTCTCATTCGTATGAAGAAACAAAAGATGTTCTTGATTATTGGTCTAAGTGTATGCGATCTGGTGGTGTAATTGCTATCGATGATTACAACTGTGGTCAGTGGCATGATTTAAAAAGGGCGGTTGATGAGTTTTGTGAACAAAATAATTACGAAATAACATCTTACCAAGATTCAAAAATAGTTTCTATAACACTTTAAGGGAAAGACAATGATTATAGATTTTTTTGATAATGAATTGGAGTGGAATGAAAATGCATTTCGTCCAACAACTACTAGCAAAGAGTTTGCTAAGTTTGTTCCAGTTGAAGGAAAGGATGTCTTGGATGTTGGATGTGGGATTGGTGCTATCGGTATCGAGTTTTCCAAACGTGGTGCTAACTCTGTTGTGGGCATTGACATCAGCGAAGAACATATTAGGTTGTCAGAAGAAAACATTGCAAGGAATGATGTCGAGAATATGACAGTAATCAAGAGTGATATGTTTGAAGAGGTGCCGTTGGACTCTTCATACGATGTTATTGCTAGTGATGTTAGTGGCATAGACCAACCAATTGTTGACGTAACCAATTGGTTTCCAGATGGTGTTCCCAGTCATTCCAGTCAGTATATTGTTGAAGCAATAAGACGATCTAAGTATTTTTTGAAACCTGGCGGAGAATTTTATTTCACATACTGTACTTTCAGTGACCAAGATACAATAGAAAGAGTTTGTGATGCGATGTATCCTAATTCTTGGGAAGTGGTATACGAGAAGTTAGTACCATTCTCTCCAGAACTTAACGACAATCTAGAGTTGGCAAAACAGTATGAACCACTTTCCAAAAAGGGTAGCCGACATCTTTGGTATTTGTGGATAGTAAAATGTCAAAACTAAAAAACTATACAAAGAAACCTAAGATCAAAGAAGTGCCAAGAGAAGAGGCCTTTGAAAGATTATGGGGTGATGGCAAGACCATAAATAGTAACTCAACAGTGCAAGAGTTACCAGATGGTTATGACTACGAAGAAGAGAAAGAGAAAGCCTTCCTTAAAGAAGACACATAGAGTTTACTGCACATACTTTCCCGATGGCAGATATTATATCGGGTACTCATGCAAACCACAAAACTTGTATGAAAAATATTATGGCAGTTCTACAATAGTAAAAGAGTATGAAGGTGAGTTGACGAAAGAGACTATCGCCGAGTTTGATCAGAAGTCCCACGCAAAGATGCAGGAATTCCTGTTACAGTGGCAACAACGTGAAGACGATAAATGTCTAAACGACATGTTGAACATTAGATTGAGGCGAAGTCACTTAACATCATTTACACCAGTGGAGTGGAAACCAAAGTGACAAATCATGTTTTTATATTCGGTGGCCCAAGAAACGGTTCTTGGCACTATCATTATTCTAGGTGCAAATCTGATCCATTGCTATATGGTGGAACGGAGAACTTAGATTGGTCGGGAAGTAATACAAGAAAATTTGGTGACACGGTTTACAGTGGAACCAGTTTTAGACAACAAAAAGATGATATATTTCCTCTACTCCAGTTTGAAGAAGTGACTTTGCCTGGAGTATTCTTTGAAAATTGTTTTTTGCAGTCTCCAGAAAACTTTATGCACAATATTGATATCATCGAAAGACACGGCAGGAAAGCAATATGTAAAGGGTATGAACATACATATGGACTTTCTGACATCTATGATCACGAAAAAGTTTATATAAAGAGACCCCTTGTTGATCAATGGAAGTCCTATGCTATTTGTCATATCACAAAGAAGTGGCAATGGGAAGAAGGTGACAAGATGCCAGACTCGGAAATCTCTATGGCAGACACAAACAAAGAAAGTGTGAGAGAACTTTTTCTCAATAGAATGACAACCGTTTATAATTTTTATGGGTTGCATAAAGACTTATCCGAATTTACAGTTTTGGATTACTCTGATGTCGTATCAATGCCCAATGACAGTCCTTTGATACCAACGCCAAAACCAAAACTATCATCTGAAGTGAATGACTACATACATGACTTGAGTAAGTTTGATAATCTTTTAGAATTAGAGGCGAAATTCTTTTAATGGCATTTCTACTACTATTAGTTTTTTCTGCGTTATCCGTTTCCGCAGTTGCTGGTTACTTCTCAATAATTGGATTAACGGCTATATTCCCCGCAGTTTTTGCGGAGATTGTGACTATGGGTGCAGTACTAGAGGTAGCAAAACTGGTCACTGCATCTTGGTTGTATAGAAACTGGAGTACCGCCGGAGTTTTACTCAAAAGTTACTTTACTGTTGCGGTGGTAGTACTATCCATTGTAACTAGTATAGGAATCTTTGGATTCTTATCAAAGGCTCACATTGAACAGACCGTGAATGCGGGAGGAAATAATGAATTACAGATCGAGACCTTGGAACGCCGCATTGCGTATCAGCAAACGATTATCAAAGACGCAGAAACAGTACTGGAACAACTTGACTCCACAGTTGCAACGCTCATTGAATATGACAGAATTAGAGGTGATACGGGTGCGATTGCGACACGGAATTCGCAAAAAGAGGAAAGGGACAGTCTCAACCAGCAGATCACTGCTGCGTACTCTGCTATTGAAGAATCACAAACTGCCCTCTTACCACTTCAGAAAGAACAGTTATCACTTGAGGCGGAAGTTGGGCCTCTAAAATACATTGCGGAGTTAATTTATGGAGACGAAGCACAAGATCATTTTGATGCAGCTGTCCGCTGGATTATTATCCTTATTGTTTTGGTATTCGATCCTCTCGCTATTCTTCTGGTTGTTTCAGCAAACATGACATTCATGCAAAGGAGGGGTGAGAGTATAACTTTTATGAAAGAGGAAGATTTGATCAAAGATATACCAGACTACGGCATGGAAATGTCTGATAAAGAGGAAGTAGAACTGACCAACTCCGAAGTAGATCAATTTAGAAGACTAGATAAAGGACTAAGGAAAAAACTCGGTTGGTTAATCGATAAGGCTAAAACTGATGAGTAAATTATTTGTCAATGGATGTTCCATTAGTCTGGGAGCAGAGTTGGGAGAAGAGACACGATATTATGACACGGAAAAAAAGGAACCGTATCAGTGGGTAGACACGAAGTATAGAAGAGAGAAGAGATGGTCAACTCTTTTGTCTCAAAAATTAAACACTGGTGTAGTAAATATTTCAAGGGGAGCAGGATCAAATCCAAGAACTTGGAGAACGACTCTTGATTTTTTCAACAAACCACAAAACATTGAATACGATGGGATAGCAGTTATTCAATTGACTGGCCCAGAGAGATTTCAAATTCCTATCAATGAAAGATTTTTAAATTTGTGGGAACCAACATACCCATGTGAAGAATGTGATGGGGTCAGGGGTCACCACACCGATGGGGATTTCAATGAGTGGGCAAAGGGTGGTGTCTACAGTCCAGACGATGATGACCTTGATCCAGTCATAGAGGAGTATTCACACTGGAATCAACATAGCATACAAAGTTTGTTTTCAGAAAACATAGAACAAAGACATTTTGTGAATATGAAAACAGAAGTGATTGGCAATCACAAATTCAATTCTCCAATACATCAAGTTTTAGATACTTTGAGATATGTTGAATCGCTCGTTTATTTTTTCCGTGCTAAAAGAATTCCTTGTTACATGTGGGATGCTTTAGGTAACTTGCGTCTAATGAACGTGGTTTTGGATGGATTGAAAGTAGTAGAAGAATCAGAAACATGTGGGGCACTCTCTAGGCATATAAGAGAAGGCAACAGGTATATGCAGATCATCGATCTATTTTGTGATGGAGAAGAGTTTTGGGGCATGGATAAAAAAATCCAAGAAAAATACTATTTGTTCTTGCGTGAAACTAAATTATATGATAAAATATACAATAAGATTAATTCGGTCAAGTCTATGCCGGAGATGTCTCAAACAGACTTTGGTGATATGTTCCTCAACAAAACTCATCCATCGTTTGTTGGAAAAATGCCTGGTGGCCACCCAGATGAAAAGTGCCACGAGGCAATAGCTACTAAACTATATGATGAAATCATGGAGAAAAAACTATGGAGTTTGCGATGAATAAACAAGAGGTGATTGATGTGCTGGTCAACGGTACTGCTAATATTCTCTACAAAAAGAAGGATGGTACGGAACGTGTTGTGAAGGCCACTCTACAGGAGTCGGTTGTTCCTGCTACTAGTGGCACTAGCACTCAAAAAGATACCCACGTTACCGTATTCGATGTGGAAAAGTCCCAGTGGCGATCACTAATCATTGACAATATTATTCATTTTGTTAAGTAAAACCTATTGACATATGCGGCTCCTCTGTGGTACTATATAATAGTAATACAAAGGAGTCCATTATGGCCACCCAAACTAAACCAAAAACCAGACGTAGGCGCAAACCTATGTCAGAAGAACAACGTGCCGCTGCTGCGGAACGTCTCAAAATGGCACGAGAGAAACGTGCCAAAACCAACCCACCAACGTACAAAAATGTACACCCAGACGTACTGGCCAAACCAGATGACGATCCGTTATCATTTGCCAAAGTGAAGTCGTGGATAAAGGCTAACAAAGAGAAGTTGCCTGCCCTACGACAACAGGTAAGACAAGGTGTCAAGGGTTCCATATCTGAGGAATGCGTGATTAAGTCTTACATTGCATACATGGAGGCATACCTAAAGAACGGTGATTGGATCGCTGACTACTATGGTGAGAACATGGAAAAAAGAATGGTTCGCACTTGTGTAGCAATGGCATACGACAAAGATGGTAATCCAAAACGGGACAGAGGAACTTACTATCCCGATCTTGGAATAGTGTGGGGAATGGAAGATGATATTAGTTGATTATAATCAAATCAGTATCAGTAATCTGATGGCTGAGTTGAACAAACGACAAACCGAAGAGATTGATTTTGATTTGGTGCGTCACATGATCCTCAATACGATTCGCAGTTATAGAACACGTTGGGGCAAAGAGTATGGTGAAGTTGTTATCGCATGTGATAACCGCCGATACTGGCGCAGAAAAGTATTTCCAAACTACAAAGCAAGCCGCAAAAAAGTGAGAGAAGATAGTGGATATGATTGGTCTACTATCTTTGAGTGTCTCGGCCAAGTCAAACAAGAACTGGCAGAGTATATGCCCTATCCAGTCATTGATGTCAATGGTGCAGAGGCAGACGATGTGATCGGCACACTCGCTGAGTATAGTCAGACATCTGACAAGTCTGGTTTGTTTGAGTCTGCTGAACCATTCTTGATTGTGTCTGCTGACCACGACTTCCAACAATTACAAAAGTGGGAGAACGTATCACAGTGGAGTCCTATCCGCAAGAAGTTTGTGAAGATTGATAAACCTGCCAGTGAAATACTCATGGAACACATTATCACTGGCGACAAGGGTGATGGTGTGCCAAACATTCTCAGTGATGACGATGTTTTTACCAATAACAAACGACAAAGACCGATCCGCAAAACTCTTATTGCTGAATGGAAGACAATGAAACCAGAAGAGTGGGTTACTGGTGACATGGTAGAAGGATACATTCGTAACAAGACGATGGTTGATCTGTCACAGACGCCACAAGAAATAAAAGATGACATCATCTCACAATATGAACTCCAAAAGAACAAGGGGCGTGATGATGTGTATAAGTATTTTAGTAAATTTAATTTGCATCGTTTAATTGAAAACGTAAAGGATTTTTAAAATGAAGTTTAGACAAACAAACGAAGGTTTTGAGTGGGTATTCAAGGGCGAATCTGTCGAGGATCAAGTTGCCAGACTGAAGTCTTGGGCTAAAACCAATCAAACCCTTGTGCCACTTGTACGCATTGGGGTTGGTGCTCAGAAAGTAGAGTGGAATCTACCAGAAGGACAACCAGAGACACTTAAAATCAAAGAAGATATTCCAGATGGTATGGGTGAAACAACCATTCAGTTGGAGTGGCGCAGAGTGTCGCAGTTTTTCACTGAAGGCAGTAACATGAATAAACTGAGAGATTGGAAACGTGAGACCCAGTGGTTGCAGATTCTTGAGGGTGTACACCACAAAGAAGCAAAGATACTTACAGCAGTGAAAGATGGAAAACTGCTAGAGTTGTATCCCGATCTAGAAAAATTAATGGAACCGCTTGGTATTACAGAATATAACAAACCAACACCGGCCAAGAAGAAGAGAGCTCCCCGCAAGAAAAAGTCATGATAGATTCTAATTATGTAAAGAAGAGAGTGTCGAGGGGCATTCTCCACATTGAGAAGGCTTTACTACTATTCATTGTTGCTGGTACGGTGTGGGCTGCTGGGTATGATATTGTTGGCATGTTTGGTCAACAAGGCAAAATGGCTCTCGCTGATCTTTTCTTGTTGTTCATTTATGCTGAGATACTTGGCATGGTGGGTGCATTCTATAATGACCACAGAATACCAGTCACGCTTCCTATCATTATCGCAATTACCGCATTGACTCGTATGATTGTATTGACCACGAAGGGAACCGAACCAGTGAACATAATTTACGAAAGTCTCGGCATTTTTGTGTTGGCAATATCTGCATTCATACTCAGTTATAAAGACAAACTATCACTAGAAAAAGTAAATTTGAGGAAATCCTAAAAATGAAAGAACAGATTAAAACAACATTGAGCTCTTTCTTTGTTGCTATGCGTGATCGTCATATGACTAATGCTAGAATTCTGACAGAAAAATCTGTTGGTGTTGCTGAACACCCAGATGTCATGCAGACCATTGAAGAAGAACTTGGTAGGGCAGCAGAGTATCAAGACAAACTAGAAATGTTAGAAAAACTCTAATGTCTAGAGCATCAAGATTCTTTTTGTTTCAAACCAGAAATGAATTTTGGATTGTAGACGAAAACTCTCTGCAACTTGTACCCAAACCCAGAGAATTGATTATTAAACAATCAACGGTGGAGGGTGTGCGAGAGTATGTTATTACTTACAACAAAAAGGATTGGCCCATAGTTGATAAATGCAGAGACAGAACTGCATGGCACACACCAGAGGGCAGAGAACGGATTCGCCAAGCAAAACTAGGTGACAAACACCCCCACAAAAATGGTTTGAGTGAAGACCACAAAAAGAAAATATCCGAGACAATGAAGGGCACACGGCAGGGAGAGTTTAATCCCATGTATGGGCGTAAACACTCACTAGAAACACTCGCCAAGATTCGCCAGAAGGCGTATGAGAGACCCAAGATGCGCTGGTGTGTCGAACCCACGGGAAAAATGCATCTTGTCAGGGCGGATTCCGACATCCCAGAAGACTGGCAATGGGGCCGATTTTACGACAAATACCGCCCAGTATCGTAAGCCCTTGATTTTATTGAAGAAAATAATTTCAACTTTTTTGCTTTATCCTTTTGAATCAATGGCTTACAGAGGCAGCTTTTTCTTGACTTCTGCTTCCAGATGGCTTATAATGGCCACATAAGATGATGAAAGAGAGAGTGAATATGGTTATTGATTTTGTTGGTGCTCAGGATGGTGGTCTGGTCTTCTTTGGCGATGCTGCTGATCCTATTGGTTATGGTTCTACTGTCGAAGAATGTGCAGAGATCATCGCAAAAAATGGTCTCGCTTCTCAGGTATCAGGATCGTCTTCAATGGACTTTGCCAGTGAAGAGGGTTTTGAAAATGATGATGATGCCATGATCATGTTCCGCAACGCAATCAAATTGTCAGGGGTTTAATTTATGAAAGTTGTTATCTACACTCAGTTTATGGAAAACTATGGCGCCCACGATTGGGACGGTAAGGGTGAGTGCCCGCAGTACTGGAAGTCTAAGGGCGGCTCTTGCTTTGTTGTAGAGGCTTCGTTGGAGCAGGCCATGTCTGGCCAGTTTTTCACTGATGTGGCTAAGTGCATCGAGTATCGCAATGATTATGCTGAAGAGTATATTGTTGGCGAAAACCTAGTCGATGATATCGACTTTGACCCCGCTACAGTTGTAGAAGAGTGGGATACCGCTATCTACGCTGAACTCGTTGATGGCAAGTTGTCTTGCCGTGAGGATGTAAAGGACTATACTATGGCTCGCAATATCGTTGGTGAGCGCACATGGTCGCAGGATGAAAACGGCCGATATGATGTGGCCCTAGAAAAATTTGAGGAGGCCGCTTGAAAAACAAATTTATTTTAACCGACTGTGATGGGGTTTGCCTTGATTGGGAGACCGCATTCATGGGATGGTGTAGGCACAATGGAATGGTTCCCGTGGAGGGATACCAGTTGATGTACAAAATCAACGAAAGGTTTAACATTACCCCAGAAGAGGGGAAGAGACTTACCAACCAATTCAACAGCAGTGCCGCTATTGGTTTTCTGCCACCTTTGCGTGATGCCCAATGGTTCATTCGCAAATTGTTTGAACAACATGGATACCTATTTGTTGCCGTGACTAGTCTTCATAGTGATCCGTATGCACAGGAATTGCGAACTCAAAACCTACGAAAATTATTTGGTGATGCCTTTGTTGGGTTTCATTATCTAGACTGTGGTGCTGATAAAGATGAAATCCTTGAACGATTGTCGCATAAATATTATGGAGCACCGTGGATTGAAGACAAACCAGTAAACGCAGATGTTGGTGCTGAGTTTGGATTCAATTCATTCCTAATGGAACACGGCCATAATATGGATTATCAGGGGCCGGCAACGATTGTCAAAAGTTGGGAGCAACTATATGACATTCTGAAAGGATAACAAATGATCACACTTGAACAGGTTATTATCATACTAGTTTGTATGGGAGGTTGCTCCTATACTAGCTACAAGGCTGGATTTAAACAGGGCGGTATGATTCATGGTGCGGTCTATATGGCTGTAGTGGAAGAATTTCTTTCTCGTAAAATGGGCAAGGAATGGTTTGCAACTACATTTGGAAAGGATAATAAAATCTTTACAAGGTTTTTGGAAAGAGAATTGTCGGAAGATGATTGAGTTTTTATTATATGTTGCTGGTGGGATTGTTTTTGTCCTTTGGTGGCACATAAAAGGGGAAGAAGATGTATGAGTACAAAGTAATCATTGACAGATGGGTTGATGGTGATACCGTTGATGTGCATATCGATCTAGGTTTTGGAGTCTGGCTCAATGATCAAAGAGTCAGACTTTATGGTATTAACACGCCAGAAAGTCGTACCAGAGATTTGGAAGAAAAGAAATTGGGTCTTGCTGCAAAAGATTACTGTGTGAACTTTTGCCCAGAAGGCGAGACTGCCGTTCTTAAAACAAAAACATATGATGCCAAGGGCAAGTATGGTCGTATCCTTGGTGAGATTTGGTCAGACAAAGAATACGCTGATCAGTCATTGAATGAATACTTGGTGGAAAAGGGACATGCAGTCAGATACTTCGGCGGAAAAAGATAATTATATTATTACTGGTGGATGTTCTTTTACGGCACACACAGACAAAAAAACTTTATCATGGGCCAGACAACTAGAATCTGAATTAGGAAGAGATTCTGTTATCCATGCTGCACAGATGGGTTCTGGAAATCAGATCATCTGTGATCGTTTATGTTATGAACTATCAAAACCAGAGAGAAGAAAAAATGCTGCTGGTGTGGTAGTGATGTGGTCATCGCCATTTAGAAAAGAATTCTTGTTCACTCACGAAGACCCAGACTGGAGAGATATCTACAATGGGTTAAGGAAAGAACAGCAGACTACTTTTACCAATTATTTCCTCACCGAAAATAATGAGAAAATAAAACACCCGATGTCGAATTGGTTGATCATTGGGGGTGGTTATGGTATATGGGATTTTGGTATACCGTCATTAGATAGACGCATTAGGTCTTATTTCGATAACAATTTTAGCAAAGCACAATGTTATGTTGACACATGTCGTGCCATAATTACTCTACAGTCTTTGTGCAAATCCTATGGCGTACCTTTGATGAACATGTGTTGGCAGAATATATTTCACGATGTACACGTTAGACCAACAGATGAAATTCATGGCAACGGCGATAGAAACTTAATCTCTGGACAAGCAACTATGGGTTGGTTGGCTAGAAGACTGTGGGACAACACAGAAAAAACTACAACGCCGTTGCCAGAAAATATGAAGGCAGAATTCAAAAACAAAAGAATTGAAAAGATGTATCCAGACTGTAAACATTGGATGGATATGATTGATTGGGACACTTGGTTTTTTTATGAGAACGACAGCGTTGTTCAAGGTGGACTACAAGAATTTAGATATTGGGAGTGTGGTGATTTTGCAGAAAATCTGATGTATCACCCGCCTACTGATGTCCAAAATGCATGGATGAAATTGGTTAAAAAGGAACTGATTAAACGTGGCATGATAGGAGATAATAATGAATAAGACTGTCACTGGTCAAATGTGTATGGGCGCATTGTGCGTTATGGGTGCTTGGGTATTTTATAAACTTGGGTTAGAATTGTGGTGTCTAGCATATGGGATGTTCATGTGATTAAAATTAGATGGTATGTTTTTGTGGTATTTCTGTTCATGGCATGGTTTGCTGGTGCAGCGTATGCCGAAGAACTTTATGAGATTGTCGTGGAGGCGGCACCTCGCCAGACATTTGAACCCAAACCAAACTTAGATTTCACTGTCGCTGAGATTCTTGATCCTAGTCAATCATTCACTCAAGGTGGGTATGGTGGTTTCGCTGGATATCGTGAACGAGGGCAACAGACTATTCACTCGCAGATATATCGCAACGGAATCCCTGTCAACGATTCTGGTACTGGTTGGTATGACTTTGCTCATGATATACCCACAGGCGGCGAGAGAATCACGCTGGTGCAGGGTTCTAACTCTACAATCTATGGTTCTGGTTCACTCGCTGGAACTGTTTTTATCAACGATACGTTTGATAATCGTTTTATGATTCGTGCCGGATCAAAGAGTGCCATGACACACATATCAAGTGACTTGGGTTTTTCTTTCACGGCATTTGGTGCTAACAATGATTCGGTCAGGTCTGACAATGACGAAGACGACATGTACAAAAATTATACGGTGCGTGGAGAGTACGGCAATTTCAATTTAGTTTATACTGACTATTCCTATGACTACGATAGGTGCTACCAGCCTACCTTTGATGAGAATTTTGTCATGACACTATTTTCTGATGAGTGTAAACAGGAAGGCAACCGTGGCACAGTATCGTACAATGATGAGAATATAACAGTTGGCTACAGTTGGAACAATGCTGACTTCCCCAATGAGGGCAGTGGTTATGAAAGTAAGTCGCAACGATTCTACACTGATGCTAGACAGATGTTTTATGATGTGTTGATCGGTGCGACAATCAACGCAGAAAGATTCGCAGGACAAACCAGAGAACGGGTCGAGGCGTATGCTGAGTACGGTGGTTTTTCTGTTAGAACTGACGGTGACAATGTAGTTGCCAGAGTTGGGTTTTCGGTTCCCCTGCTCACTGGTATTAATGTCGCCATAGGATCATCTTATCGGGAACCAACACTATATGAAGAGAACGGAGACGCTTACGTTATGTCGAACAACAATCTAAATCCAGAAGAATCTGCCGGTATTGATATCTCACTGGGCCCAGTAACGGCATTCGCATATAATTTTGATGAGGGTATTACCTACAATTTTGAAAACAATCAGTTTCAGAATACGGGCGACTACTCTACCAGTGGTGTGCGATTCCAAGACAATTACACTTTTGGTGATGTGAACTTTTCGGTATTCGCTGGGTACACTGACAGTGATCAGCCATTTGTATCGGAGTGGAAAGGTTCTGTGACCGCTGAGTGGAAAGACTTCACGACTCAGATCAATAGCAATCAGTGGGCAACCACAATTGACTTTACCTATGAGAACAGTGGATTTTTTGCTACGGTGAGCAATCTCACTGATGAAGTCTATGAAATCCAGTACGGGTATCCTGTTGGGGGTGTCGAGTTTCATGTTGGGTATCAGCATGGATACTGACAAAGTTTTGCGTGCCATGTACCATGCTGATCTTGCCGTGATGGAAGGTGCTAATAAACCTCTGATCACTTATGAAGAGTGGTACGCAAAAAGACCGTGGATATACGAAAGTCCAGATAAGGGCGAAACCGTGTATCGCCGTAAGTTTGGTGACAAAAAGAGAGAACAAATTAGGTGAACGTAGTTTCTTCTGATGATAAAAATGTTTACATATCATGCCTATTAGCAAGGGATGCTGATGGCCACCGAACTGTAGATAATGATGCTCTCAAAGAGATAGTATCCGAACACGGCAAGGACAAAAAATATACTTTGTTCAATTTGTGGGAAGAGATAGTGCGATTTGTTGACATTTCTTTCGTGGAAGAGAATTCTGATATATCTTTTTGCATCGAAGACAATTCTTTTCGTGATATGAATCATACTCTGCCTAGAAATATGTATCACGGCAAAAACCCTTACTATTTTTTGTATCTAACAATATCTCATGGCAAGACACATGTAAATCAAGAGATCACTATTCCGTTTTGTTTTCTTAACGGCAAATCTAGACCCTTTAGACAGAAATTATGGGACAAGGTGGAGAAAGATGGACTGATCAATCAGTATTGTTCTTTTTTACGGAACGGGGTGTTCGCTGATATAGAATTCAATATTGCCGATAGTTTGAAACAACCAGACATGGTAACGAAAATTGCTTTCAATCCTGCTGAATTTTATGATAGAGTATTGATAGATGTTTATGTTGAACCAGAGGTAAATACGTTGAGGTTTACCGAAAAAACATGGAAACCTCTGCTACATGAAAAGATTGCATTCGGATTTTCGGCACAGAACTATTATCGCAATTTGAAGTGGTTGGGGTTCAAGATGCACGATAACGTTATTGACTATTCTTTTGACAGTATAGAAGATAATGAAGAAAGACTTGAAGGATTTTATGAACAGTTTAAAAAATTGCTAAATATTAAACTGTCCGATTTGGTAGAGATAACAGATACGGAGAGAATGCATAATCGAAAGAGATGTTTAACATTAATTCAGAATGCTGAGGTTCCAGAGTTACCAATATTTGAAACCAAGGATTTTTTTGAATTACAAAAGCGTGATGCTAGAGGAATGATTGATTGGCCTAGAGGAAAAGTATATGAGTGGCAAGGGAAGTAGACCGAGACCCTATTCGGTAGACAATGAAACGTTTGCTAGTAATTGGGATCGGATTTTTAGTAAGAAATCTGGTATGGTAGGCAGAATGAAGTACGCCATCAAAGTATCGACCAATGACTCTTTTTATTATATCACTGAAGACACGGGTTCCTGTGCTGATTTGGTGGTAGAATTGTTCGAAACAAGAGAAGAAGCAGAGGAAACAGCCAACACTATTCGTGCTGCTGGATGTGGTGGTACAGTAGAAATCATACAGTGGTTAGATTAATTTTGTATTGACTTCCGATACAAAAGATGATAAGATTTAATCTTAGATTGTTCAAGTAAGGAATTTATCATGAAAATTGAAGTAGGAAAAGAGTACACCATTCACCCGATGTACAAAAAGAGTTTTGACCAGTGGGAAGTATGGAAAGATAACGAGAGCGGTGACCGTTGCCGAGTTGAGTCTAACTTTCGATCTGGTGCATATATCGTAAAGATCACCAACGAAGAAGAGAAAGAACTGCTCGAGTCTTATCTTGATGAGAGTGCTAGTGGTCAATGTGAACCAGAGTGCGAATTCTCCGAGTTTGAAATGGTAGACTATTTCGATGAGTGTGCCTGTTTCTACTATCCCATACTGACCGAGAATTCTCCTCTGTCTGATGAATGGTTAGATGAAGAACTGTGCGAAAATGGAACCAGTTGGTTCTTTGACAACAATTGGGATCACGAATATACAGAGGTGTTTATGGGTTTGCCCTTGACTGCCGATGAGGTTGACCCCGACAACCGATATCAAACGAGGTTTTGATCATGAGTGAAGAAAAGTATGTGTGGCATCGCCCTCACAAGTCCGAAGAGTATTATGAAAGCCAAATCTGTGACCAAGTATGGGAACAGATCACTGAGCATTTTGGTGTTGGAGAGATTACTGAAATCACTCCAGACCAAGTGAAAGAGATTGAAGAGTGGCGTGAAGAGAATCTGAGCGAGTACAGTGTACTTCAAGTAGGATTCTCAAACTTCATTCAGCAGTGGGAATCAGAACGATGGGAAGCTGGTCTAGACGATGGGTGAAACATGGGTGAAACATGAGTAAAAACTTTGTTGAAATTGACGCAGACCCTTGGTTGACTGCCGAGGGCAATATCGCAACCGAAGTGTACTTTGGGACGGCTTGTGAAGCGGCTTATACCAAATCCGTGACACTAAAAGATTTAATCGACAAGGAACTGGAATCTTTTATCAGTCCCAGAACTCTTAAAATCGATGAGTATCACGCCGATGATACAAAAAACCTTATTAAATCTTTAAAAAGTGCTGTTAAGTATGCTGAGAAACGTGCGAAGGAACTGGGTTATGAAAAATAGATATGGTGATGAGTATCATTGGGAAAAACTCAATGACAAAGAATACCAGTTTCACATGACTGGTACTTCAATGAACCACTGTCGTTTTGGTGGTAAAAAGGGTCAGGAAGGCCTTGATCCGAATGACCTTGGCATGTTTGACC